GCCGCAATACATCTTGACGCGGGTGATGGTCTCGTCCTTCGTTTCGGAGATGCCGACATTTTCAACTCGGACGCCAGATGCATCCATAGCCGTCAAACCTGCAATGCCGTGTGTACCGGAACCGTCGTCCAAGGTGCCAGCGAAAATCGTGGTACAAATCGCTGTGGATGCACCTTTAACTTGGTTGACAGGCAGCCAGTCGTTACGGAAAATAGGAATCCCGCGGTAAGCAGGAATCTGGCGGCCAGACGGAAGTGTAATGACATCACCGATGGACGCGCCGCCAAGACCACGCAGTAAAGCGTAATAGCTACGAATCGTGCGAGCGGGCATTAAAAGGAAGTCAGATTGACCGTCCTTGTCCTTGACTTGATCGATCAACTGATCAAGGATATCGAAGCTCAAGTTGGCGCCGTCAGTGCCAACGTTGATACGTTGACTGACTGGACAGAGCGAAAGCAAACCAGAGAACGAATCAGCTGTACCATCACCATTGACCATTGTGTTTTGATACTGGCGGCCAAGAGATTTGGCTTTCGATGCAACCTGGATAGCTTTTTGATCCGTGACATTGGAGCGGGTAGCTTGAATCAAACCATTGATTTCAGCATCGCCAATCAGAGTGGTCAGACCAGACGTAACCTTGGTAAACGTTGCAGCGGCTTTAGCCGTAACGGTGCCACCGACACCAAGGAATTGGATGTCGCCAAGAGCATTTTCGCGGTTGTATGCGAGCGCATTACCTTCGATTTCCATGAAAGGAAACAGTTCGAACATCGGGTTGACGTCAACGATTTGCTCGATAACGCCGGATAAAAGCATGTCGGTTGTTAGTTTGGCCGATTCAGCCAGTGTTACTGTTGCCATTTGAATCTCCTAGTGAGTTAATTTGCCCCTCACCGAGGAGCTTCAAGAATTTGGTTTGAGTGGGCTCCACTCAATTGGCTATGCACCATGCAATAATTTTAAACTTTTAAATCCCAGAAGTACATTACTTAATACACGGATCCATGATCAGACGGCAAAATAAAAGCCACTGAAGTGGCTTTTAAGATTTTAGACTTTTAACCTAAACCTGCTGAAATCTTTTGAATAGATGACAGTTTGCCAGCTTGCTGTTGACGGCTGTTTGAGCGGACGCCTTGAGCTCCGCCGCCTTGCGTTTGGCCGAACAAGTGTGTAGCCGATTTCGCCAAGGTGGTAACCCACTCATCAACGCTCATCGTATTAACGCCGTCCTTGCCATACATAGGTTTGCCGTCGGTGTGCGGAACAGCTTGGCCACCAACAATCTTGAATACGGTCTTTGCACGGAGCATGACATCGTCAACCGCAGAAGGCAACACGCCAGCTTCTAGAGCTTTGACACGGACCGCAGAATCAATCAGCAAGCTTTCTAGTTGACGATTCGATGCGGTTAGTTGCTCATTCAAACCACCAACGATGGTTTCATGTTCGGTTTTCAAACCTTGAACGCGTGTTTGAACGACTTCATCGACCTTGCCTGCTTCGATCAGCTCTTTGTCCGTTAGGCGCTTTTCTAGGCCGAGCAGAGTTTGGTACTTTTGCGGATCGATGCCTTTGTAACCATCAATCTTCCGCAGAAGCTCGATGTTAGTATTACGGAACTCATCGAGCTTTTCACGAGGCACTGCGCCTTCAACATCAAGACGGAACTTACCGTCATCGGCCTTTTCATACAGAGCTGCTACGTTTTGGTCGAGACCTTCTAGCGATTCGATAAATAATTTAAGAGCCATTTCAATTCTCCGGAGTGGTTGGTTCAGTGGTAGGTTTGGTTGCAGGTTTAGCTACAGGTAAAATAGGACGTATCGCACTTAATTCATCTGCGTCTGATCGCAATGGATCAAGTCTGCGGCCCTTACGAAGATTGAATACAAGTGTTTCTTTGCTGACGGCTCCTTTAAAGAATCCATCAAACAGGACTTGCATTTCAGGAGCCGATAACTGAGCTTCCATGAAATCTGTATCTAGCGTCAATTTAAAACTGTCAGCATCTTCCAGTTTAATTTGGGCTATCATTCTGTATACAGCATTTAATGTGATAGATATTGCATTTACTACAGTTGTCAGTGAGGCTGTTTCAGACATATACCGTAGCTTTACAGCGTCAGCAGCCTCTGAACCACGAGAACTGTTGTCAAGTAGCCGAGCAGATAACGATGCTAGTAAACTGTGCTTCTCTGCCATCGCTTTCTCTAAACTCTGCAGGCCTTGACCTGTAAACTCTAAGTACTTTGCATCGCCGCCTTTATCCGGCAAAACCAAAAACTTGGTAGAACCAATATATAACTCCTTATCAGCACTTGCACCGATAACAACAGGTGTTGGCAAACCTGTGAAATGGCGCCCATGCTCCAAATCAGCACTTGACAGATAATGCGATATGTTGATGTTAGCTATGTCTAGCATCAATGGTTTATGGTCGCTGAACCCTGTGCCTACAGGGTTGATCACGTAGAAAGGTATGAAATCGAGTGTTTTTCCAAGAATCGTCGGTATCACAGCCGATAACTGTTCGCCATTTTCATCACGAATAATTTGCGTATAAACGCCGTTAATCATTCGTAATTCACGATACTGTAAAACTGTATCGACATCGTATTCATCGTCACTAACAAATTCGTCAGTGTACTCACGAAGGACGACAAGTATAGGATTCCCCTCTTTATCGCATCGCCAGTTGATTATGTCCTCAGTTTGAAATATCGCAGGGTACGGCTGGCCGCCCTGGAATTCTGGCATATCTACAAGGATACCGCAACGACTTTGCAGCAGCACCTCAGACAATGCCATCGAATAGATTTCGCTAAATTGGACTAGATTCGAACCTTCGAAATAATCCTTCATCGAATCCGGATAAACCAATTTTGGCGATTTGGACGTTGCCATACCTACAAGTGCTGATACAGACTTTGCAGTTATAGAGTAGAACAAAGCGCGTCGCTTATACGCTGCATAATCCTCGTCGGTTTGACCTTTCAATTTTGGCAGGTAGGTTATACCTGCTAACTTGATAGCGTCTTCACCTTCGAATGCATCACGGCACTTTTGCCATTGCTTCTTCCGAACTTCATATTTTGGATGCGTTGAATCTATAGGCATTTTAAACTCCTGAAACACTACCTGTTGTTATCATGTTAGCTGCTCGCAATAATCGATACCTTATTACGTCCCACAAATGGTCTTCGCCATGTGTATCAATATCTTCGACATTCTTTGGGTCATTTTCAAGATTCGGAATGGTTCTGATAATATTGTAACAATTACTGAATATGAAGATGCCAGGCTTCTCCATTGGTCGCTTAGTTGAGGCCTCTAACCTGTTCCGCATCAATTCTACACCACGAATACGAGAGCCAGGTGATTTGTCACTTCTAGTGAACGTTACGCCTACGTCGGCCATTTCATCTGCTATGCTTCGCCGACCAGGTTCACTAGAGAATATAGCGTTATCAGCTGGTCCAGGTATAACGAATCGACCCCATTTTTCATCGTCTTCGGAATTTTTAATCCGCTTAGCTTGACCTTCAGCGGTTAAACGCAAGCCCTCATACCGCTGATTCGCTAAGTAACACTCCTTAATAATGAATATCGAGCCTTTTGGAACCCAACAAGTTTCTCCAGATTTGTTTACGAATTCTTCGCCATTGGATTCTGCAAACCATAGTGCAGCCGCAGGTGCAGATGAGCCGTAGTCATAACCCCTATCTATTGTCCATGTGTGAGGTATATCGAATGCTTCAATAACATGGAATTTGGCACGCCACAAATCTGCGAAGCCTCCAGTTGATAAACATTCCCAGTCACCATTTATCATAGCATTGACAGTGTTTGAATCACCCATACCTTTAACACGTTCGGCATAGTCAGGGTCATTCAGCAGCAGAACCTTATTATCGGTTAATTTTGCTGACACATACTCGCGAAGCATTCCACCTTCTTCTTCAGGCGCCTTGAATACATGGCTACCACCATGATCTACGAAATTGGATTTAAAGTAGTGATGACCAACATTACCAGGGTTAGTCGTATACAGTATTCTAGGGAATAGTCCGCGCCACTTATCCGGTACGACCAATGAGCCAAGACGGACACGTGACCGTAAGAATCGAATCATTAAAGGTGTAAAGTGTGTTGACTCATCGACGATAAGAAAGCCCATCTGTGCGCCTTGATGAGCATATATGTCGCTCTCATATTGTGCATGGGCTAACTGGATTCTGCTACCATTCCAGAATGAGAATGAGTAATCTGACTTACTGTATACAACGTCACCAGCATCAATTAGTTCGTGAAGCATCTCCAAATACCCACCTGGAGTGTGGATGTGGTTGGCTAAAACCTCTTTGAAGGTTCTACGAAACAGGTATGTTATTAGTCCTGGAACTTCCATCGAGTATATGATACTCGCTACTCGAGCTAGATAACTCTTTCCACCGCCTAGTGCGCCACCATATAATACTTCTGTGGCTTTGGTAATTAAGGCTCGTTGCTGTGGTTTATATAGTTTGAAGTCAGTAGGCATTAACGGCTTGGTCAACCAAGCGTGCCGGTTCAATTATCGCTACATCAAGAATCTCCGATTCATCGAATAACGAAACTGAAACACGCCGCATTTCAGTGAAGGTTCCTTTGACCTCAAGTGACTTGAGTTCAGGTTCCACGTATTTTGCAATGACACGATGGCAATCAAATTTCAACCTGGGATCTGATTGCATATCGTGAGCAATGTGAGCAATCGAAACGAGTGGGTGATATTCGGGGTAGTGCCGCCGAATAGCATCTAATACGTGTGATTTTGCGCTCATGATATTTACTCAGTCATTAACAATTGAATTGTATTGCATAAAGCTCATCAGCGGGGGTTCTAAATACAAGGGACCATGGTTGTTATCTTTTCTTCCGACCAGCCAAGCCTCTTAGTAATCCACCAACGCGCGAACTAACCTTGGTT